CCTTTTACCAAAAGGCACGTGAGATATATAAACAAAATAATAAGACACAAAAGCTTGATGTAAAATGGAACAGTCTCCAAATATAGTTAGAATTAAGTTTCACGGTAATCTTGGCAAAAGGCTAAAGAAAGATACTTGGAATTTAGCAGTAGAAAGTGTTAGCGAAGCATTTTATGCTGTTGACACCATGTCTAAACGAAATTTAGTAAAGTGCCTGATAGAAGATTCAGAAAAACAATTACAATATCAAGTAAAAGTAGATGATGAGCCAATAGACACTTCTGGAATTGATCCAGAAAAGCTACCAACAATTGAAAACTCAGAACTTTGCATAAAAAGAAAGATAAAAACAATAGACATCATTCCTCTCTTAGAGGGTAGCGGCGGCGATGGTGGAGGCTTAATGGCTCTAGTTGGTATAATTTTAATTGTTGCAAGTGCTGGAGCAGCAGGTGGACTTGCAGCGGCATTCAAGGCAGGTGGATTGACACAGTTAGGAGCTATGGCAGGTGTAACAATGTTAGCTGGAGGCATATCTATGATGTTGGCAAAGCCTCCTAAATTTGATGACTTTAGAGAAATAGAGCAAACTAAAAAATCAACATCTTATCTTTTTGGTGGACCAGTAAACACTGCAAATGAGGGAGGGCCAGTCCCAATAGGTTATGGTAGGTTAATTGCTGGCTCGCAAGTAATACAGTCATCTTTAAATACCCGCGAATTGACAGTCGGAGAATTAGGAAGTTATAGACCAAGTTAAAATATCATGGCAAACGACAGCACAGAAGGAATAATATCAGGTTCTAGTAGAATAGGATCACTTTCAGAGACTCAAACTGTAGATTTAATTTCTGAAGGTGAAATTCAGGGTTTAGTAACCAAAGAGTACAAATTTGCTGGAACCCTTGGGGACATAGGTTATACAAGCGCAAGCTTAGTGAAAAGCCAGTCACCTCTTGCGTCTGTTTACTGGAATAATGTACCAGTAATTGATGAGCAGGGAAATTTTAATTATCAAGACGTAAACGTAAAAGAAAGTGTTGGCTCAAAGAACGGATCAACACAGCCTTTAACTAGGTCAGAAACTGATGATGAACTTTTTAAGTTTCTAGAAACAACTCAAGTTATAAACGAAAGGCTTCGGGGACCAACCAAAGGCGGCAGTGATTTTCCAGACAATGCAGAGTATTTTAAAAAGGTTTATAGAGTATTAAATACTGATTGTTTTGCAATTAAATTAAACGTAAAGATAGTCGCACTAAACACAGTAAACAAAGACAATGGATCAGTTCAAGACAGTAGCGTTAGTATTGTTGCCGAAACCAGAGCATTATTCATAAATGATGAAGAAAGCTTTAGCAATGAAAATGGTCAAGGAGTAAATCCAAACTTAAACCAAGGCCAAAGCCCGTTAGGTGGAACTTTTAAGGGTAGAGTTTCCAGTCCTTTTGTTAAAAGTTATTTTATTGATTTTAGTAAGAGGTCAGATTTTGCTAACATAATGAACAACCCAAACTTTTTGGGTTGGGAAATTAAAGTTTATAAACAGAGCCCAGACCCCATAACCACTGATAGTACATCGCGAGTTATGGTTGACTCGGTAACAGAGGTTTACAGAACAAAACTTTCATATCCAAACGCCGCAACAGTATCTTCGTCGTTCAGTGCAGAATACTTTAGTCAAATTCCTACCAGAAGTTTTGATGTAGAGATGATGAAAGTGAAAATCCCAAGCAACTATGACCCGCTAACGCGTACTTATCATGGTGATTGGGATGGAACTTTTTCTACAGAGTCAGTAGGGCCATTTAGTACTGGACCCGGAACAGATGGAATAACACAAAGCGACGGATCATCTAGAGAATTAAAAAAATATTATACAAATAATCCCGCTTGGTGTTTTTATGATTTAATTACAAATGAAAGATATGGTCTTGGCAAATACATAACCGAGCAAGGCTTTGACAAGTGGACACTGTATGAAATAGGGCAATACTGTGACACCCTAGTTTATGATGGTATGGGCAAAGGTGAACTAGAGCCAAGGTTTACATGTAATACTTTAATTCAAAGTCGTGAAGATGCATTTAAAGTGGTGCAAGACATGGCAAGCGTATTTCGTGGATTAAGTTATTATGCTGCTGGACAAATTTATGCAATTCAAGATGCACCCAAAAACCCTGTTTATCAATTTACAAACGCAAACGTAGAAGAAGGCAATTTTAGTTATAACAACACAAGTAGGAAAGTAAGAAACAATGTTGCAATTGTTAGATACAATGATAAACATAATTTTTATAAACCAGCAGTAGAATACAGAGAAGATGTAGATGGAATAAGAAAAAATGGAATCCGTGAAACTGAAGTAACAGCCTTTGGCTGCTCAAGCCGTGGTCAAGCAATCAGGCTTGGTAAATGGATGCTTGCAACAGAAAATTTAGAAACAGAAACAGTAACATTTACGGCAGGACTAGAAGGCACATATCTTAGGCCCGGAGATGTTATATCTGTATCTGATACCAACAGAAGAAACATAACACGAAACGGTGGTCGCACTATCAACATCGACCAATCAAATAACGACGCAAGCGGAGTTTATGCAGAGATCACTCTTGATTCAACTTTAGACGTTTATAAGCAGGGCGATGTTAATAACGCAAACGATCCAGCCCAAATGTATAAGTTGTCAGTTCTGGTTCCTAAAGCCACCCTTGATCCATACAATGTTAACGACTTAACTTCTAGCGACAAAGGTGATATAAGAAGTAGCCAAGTTCAAACTCTTAGCTTTTTAGGAAATCAAGTAGACAATTATGAGCGTTATTATGAATCTGATTTCGCTGTCACCAAAAGTGAATGGACAACTAGCAACACTAATACAGCAACCGTAACAACCGACCCTGAAGCTCCAGCCTACATGTCGGTGACTGCGACTACAACAAATGGCTACCATAGAGTAATTTTTGCTGATGTCCCTAATGTAGTTGTTGGAAGAAAATATAGATTTAAAGCAAAAATTAATATACCTACCAACGCAGTAACTGCTAGAGGCGTTCAATTTAGGCATGGTAACGGCAATAGTAATGCGGGTCCAATTGTTCACCCAACTCTTGGTGAATGGACTGATATTGAATATGAATGGGTGGCCACTGACGAAGTCCATGCTGACCATGCCAACCAAATAAGTCTATGGATAGCAAATAGCAGTACTATTGATACCGCTGCAACATTCCAATGGGCTGGAGATGGAGGAGGGTTAGATAGATTTGCAATATATAATATTGTTGTGGAACCAGCAATTGAAAAAAATCAATCAAGAATTACCTTCAGTGGTGGTTACCATTTTGATTTAAACAATACCACAATCCAACAAGACCAAACCGTTTGGGCTGTTTCTCCAACAGGAGGAAATTCCCTTTTAAATTCTCAAGGCATAACAATTGACAGCGATGATATATCAGAGGATTACAGAATTGTAAACGTTAAAGAAGAAAGAAGAAATAAATATGTAGTAAGCGCGATTGAATACAGCGAAGAAAAGTATTCTTTGATTGAAGAAGAATTTGAAGCAAATGCAGATGGAGTAAACGTCTCAACCACTTTGCCCAACAGTCCATCAGCAATAACACTAGATGTATCAAAAGCCCAAGATGCTGAATTCACACAATTGATTAAGTATACGGTTTCTCCTCCAGTAGATCAAATTGCGCTGGCTGGATACGAAGTGTACATGAAAAAAAGCGACACCCAATCTTGGGTCATCGCAGACTACACTGGTCGTTACCCAACTTTGTGGACAGACAACAATGGTAATGTAACATTCATGCAAGAAAACCCACTTGTTAATGATGAAAATTATGTGCCAGACAGTAAATACAGAATAGGCAGACACCCCAAAAGCGATTCAACAATCGAAAAACAAGTAGTTGCTACAACTTCATCAAAATATTATTTTAAGGCTGTAAGCTTCAATGGTTTAGGAAATCATTCTGCTAAAACCGTAAAAAACAACATAGAAATAAATGAGAGCGAAGCAATAAAAGATGTAGTGATATCTAATCTTAGACTAGAAGGTGATACCACATTATTAAATGATAGTGCTGAATTACAAACTCTCGACGGTGGAATCACTGCTTATACGGGCGCAAGTCCAAATCTTCTTTGGGACACATCTATCCAAGGCGCGGGTCAATTAGCTACTCAATTCAATTATGCAATTTCCCTAAGACAAACCATTGATCCAAACACTAGAGTAGGCAGCGACCCAACCAACAACATATTTAGTATAATAACGGGCTTTCAACCCACTCTGACTCAAGATGGATCATTTGTTTATTCTATACCCGCAGACGACTTGGCTACTATACAAACAAACGAAGGAGAGTCTAACGCAAGAAACTTTGATGTGGTTGTTGAGGCTCACACCGAAGATGGATTGACCTCGGCTGGAGGTCAAATTGTGGCTAGTGCTTCAACCTTTGCAGAAAAGTATGCTCTAAAATATGAAGTAGCAAAGGATAGGGATATTGCAGTTCATCACTTCGTACAATTAGTCAATCCAAGATTTAGTGAAAGTGCAGATGACTATCGCCATTGAGATAGAATATGTACACTGCAATCAATTACCTCGGACAACAGATTAAAAATAGAATTCACAAAAAACACATATAAAGCTAACGAAGCAGATGTTGCTGGTGGTTTTTTCTATTCATCACCAGCTGAATTTACAAAAGAAGAAATAGCTGGAAAAACACAATCCTTTTTTGACGACGAAGACCAAAACACAAAAAATATACAAAGAGTGAGAATGGATAATTACTCTGACGTAATGTACGTTCCATTCAAGGGCGAGCTATTAACAAAAAAATTGTTTTGTGCGTATAGTTTATTTGATACTTTTGACAGAGACATAGAAAGTGTGTATCTAAATCAAAACCCAAATAACACAAACTATAACCCCGATTATGACTTGGGTTCTACGTTACCTTTGTCAAGTGTCTCTGAAGTAGACTTTGTTGATCCTCTTGCTGCTACTGCGTCTAAGCCAAAGTTACATATTGTGTACGCCAAAAGCGAAAATTACACTACAAGGTCCGGACAACAATTTGGAAATGTTGGAACTAGAAATCCGGGTGCTTGGGTTAATTATCCTTTGAGGCAATTTAACTTAACAAAACCACTAGGAAAAACAGAGCTTGTAAGCTTAAATTTTAAAGGATGGACAAAGGGCGGTTCGCGAGGCCGATCAAACAGAAGTGGTTATATAATTCTTTTTCCCACTTCAATGCGAGTATTTTATGACGGCGTACAGGTGGGAGGTTCGAATGGTTTTTTTCATGTCAATCGGTACAAACCCACTAATGATTTTAACTATAAAGCGGGTGGCTACGATGAGGGTATAACATGGGAGGGGGTTACAGATTTAAGTTTAACAGACAAAAAATTTCCAGAAGGTGAAACTACTCTTGGGACAATAAGAGTTCAATTCTACTATCCCGGTGGATGGCCTCAACTGACCACCGTGAGTAGTCAATTTATTTGGGAATCACTTTGGATTTAATTAAATCCGATCTTCGCGGTATAACAATCCACCCGGACGCTGCTG